TGTGGCGATGCACGGGGTAATATCCGTGAAGCTATGAGTGCGGCGGGGTACTCGCATAACACTCGCATCAATGAGGTCGTTGGCCCGTTGCGTGACGAGATAGTAGACCGTGCTAGTATGGTTTTGGCGATGAATGCGCCGAAGGCTACTTTTAGCATGGTAGACGTATTGAATGATCCAGGTGCTATGGGGGCAAGAAATGCGGTGGCGGCGGCTACTCAGATTCTTGATAGAACCGGTCTAGTAAAGAAAGAACAGATAGAGATTAAAGGGCCAGAAGGGGGCGTATTTATTTTACCACCAAAACAGGTGTCCCCAACCTATGACGAAGACGAATAATTGGCCTGATAAGAAACGACCTAATAAAACATCCAAGATACCCTACGGGTACCAAGTAAGCGAAGATGATGTTTTACTAGCCGTTCCAGATTGGAATCTAATTGGCTTTATTGAAAAGGCGATGGACTTCCTTGATGATGGCAACTCCTACCGTGAGGCCGCTAGGTGGCTGAGTGAGAACTCAGGGCACGAAGTATCTCACCAAGGTTTAGCCAATATATGGAAACGGAATAGGGGCGATAAGAACCCTCGTGTTAAACAGCTTGCCCAGCGCAAGCGCAAAAACGCACCAAAGACTAAAGAAGAGCGGGAGTTACGCGATCTTAAAAAGCGTGAAGCGGCGACTAAACGAAGTCTTACCGTTACTAAGAAAAAGATTGATGCGATAAGTGGACAGGAAGAAGCCACCCCAGTCGCACCCACAACACAGCAGTTTAGCGATACACTCGACTTTACTGCCAAGCCTAAAGAACAAAAGGTTATCTTCTCACCCAACCCGGGGCCGCAAACAGAATTTCTCGCGGCATCGGAAAGAGAAGTTTTATACGGCGGAGCGGCCGGTGGAGGTAAAAGTATAGGACTGCTTGCAGATCCGATGCGGTACTTCTCAAACGCTAACTTCAACGGACTGATCCTTAGACGTACAAATGACGAACTAAGGGAACTAATATGGAAGTCCCAAGAAATGTACGTCGCGGCATTCCCCGGCGCAAAGTGGCAGGAAAAAAAGTCACAGTGGGTATTCCCTAGCGGAGCTAGATTATGGATGACCTACCTAGAGAGAGAAGATGATGTATTACGTTACCAAGGCCAAGCATTCAGTTACATTGGCTTTGACGAGCTTACGCAACATTCTACGCCGTTTGCATGGAATTATATGCGATCACGTCTTAGAACCACTGACCCCAGCTTACCGATATTTATGCGAGCTACTACGAACCCAGGTGGCCCCGGCCATTCGTGGGTTAAGCAGATGTTTGTGGATCCGAGCCCGGCTGGCGTTTCGTTCTCTGCGAAGGACTTGGAGACGGGCGAGACATTAACCTACCCGGAAGGTCACGACAAAGCAGGACAATCTCTATTTGATAGACGATTCATACCGGCCACTCTTAAAGATAACCCGTATCTGCATTCGGAAGGTTCCTACGAGGCTAACCTTCTATCGCTACCTGAGATGCAAAGAAGGCAACTTCTGGAAGGCGATTGGGCCGTCGCAGACGGCGCGGCATTTTCGGAGTTTAGGTCAAACAGACACGTCGTAGACCCGTTTGAAATACCACACGAGTGGCGTAGGTTTAGATCATGTGACTATGGGTACTCATCCTACTCGGCAGTACATTGGTTTGCGATAGACCCAGCGTATGAAACCTTGATTGTTTACAGGGAGTTATACGTCAGCAAGCATACAGGCAAAGACTTAGCAAAAGCGGTCATGGAGCTTGAAGTTGGAGAACAAATGAGTTATGGTGTGCTAGACTCTTCATGCTGGCATAATAGAGGGCAGATAGGCCCATCCATAGCAGAAGAAATGATTTCGATGGGATGCCGATGGCGACCATCAGATAGAAGTGCGGGAGCCCGAGTAGCGGGTAAGAACCGACTTCATGAACTACTCAAATATGACGAAGAAGCAGAAACACCCGGCATCGTATTTTTTAATAACTGCCGCCAGATTATTGCAGATCTTCCCGTCATTCCCAGCGACCCCAAGGGTGGGGACGATATTGACGTGAGATACCGCAGTGACCACACCTATGACTCCGTGCGTTATGGCGTCATGTCTCGGCCACGAGCCGCATCCCCGTTTGATGATTGGGGTCAAAAAAATACTCAGACTTGGAGACCCGCGAGTCGTAAATTTGGATACTAAATAAATGGCAATTGTAGACCGACCAGAAGATATAAATTTAGAAGAAGCCGCAATCGGATTGGAAGATGGTACTCCCGAGGACAATGCGTCTCTGGGCGGATTAATTGGATGGATCGAAGGAAGGTATAACCGATCAAACGATGCGAGGCAGTCGGATGAAACAAGATGGCTTACTTCTTATAGGAATTACCGTGGCCTATATGGCCCAGACGTTCAGTTCACGGAGCAGGAAAAGAGTCAGGCGTTTATCAAGATCACTAAGACCAAAGTTCTTGCGGCCTATGCTCAAATTGTCGATGTACTTTTTGCAGGGAGTAAGTTTCCTATTGGCATTGAGCCTAGTTACAAGCCTCTGGGCGTTAGTGGCCCTATGCACTTTGATCCAAAGGAAGTTACTGAGGATAAATTAAACGAGCTTACTGGGGGTGCGTCTCCTAGTGCTACGATAGCAAGACCAGAATTACTTAAACAAGCTGGGCCATACCAAGACCAACTTGGCCGCGTAGAAGATAAATTACGAGAAGGCCCCGGCAAAACACCTACGGCTCTAACCTTTGAGCCAGCAAAAGAAGCCTCTAGAAAAATGGAAAAGACTATCCATGATCAGCTAGAGGAATCCGAAGCAAACAAACATTTACGTTCCGTTGCTTTTGAGATGTCACTGTTTGGTACAGGCATTTTAAAAGGCCCATTCGCGTTACAGAAAGAGTATCCGAATTGGAATGACGAAGGCGTTTATGACCCAGTTTTTAGGACTATTCCTAAAGTCGAAGCTGTGAGTATTTGGAATTTTTACCCAGACCCAGACGCACGGAATATGACAGAAGCGGAGTACATCATTGAACGTCACCGCTTAAATCGCTCTCAACTGAGAGCCCTTAAAAAACGTCCTTTCTTTAGGCAAGAGGCAATTGATGAGGCGATTGATTTCGGCCCGAATTACACTCCCCACTATTGGGAGGACTCCTTAGAAGATAGTGATATGTCTTCGTCTATTGAACGCTATGAAGTACTTGAGTACTGGGGTGTTGTAGACGCTGATATAGCCGAAGAGGCTGAACTAGATTTACCAGATGAAGTGGCAGACCAAGACGAAGTGCAGATTAACGCATGGGTTTGTAACGGCCAAGTCATCCGTCTAGTAATTAATCCATTTACTCCAACCCGTATTCCTTACCACGCAGTACCCTACGAGCTTAATCCATATAGCTTCTTTGGTATTGGTCTGGCAGAGAACATGGAAGATACACAAGAGATCATGAATGGTTTCATGCGTCTTGCTGTAGATAACGCCGCTTTGTCATCTAACCTCTTAATTGAGATTGATGAAACAAACCTAGTGCCGGGACAAGACATGTCAGTTTATCCGGGCAAGGTGTTTAGGCGTCAGGCGGGTGCGCCGGGACAAGCCATCTTTGGTACGAAGTTCCCGAACGTAACCGGTGAATGTATACAAGTTTTTGATAAGGCACGACAGTTGGCGGATGAAGCTACTGGTATGCCTTCCTTTGCTCACGGTAGTACAGGCGTTATGGGTGTTGGTAGAACAGCATCTGGTATGTCTATGCTTATGGGCGCGGCGGCACAGAATATTAAGGCCGTTGTACGCAATGTTGATGACTACTTATTGGCTCCTCTCGGCCGATCTCTGTTTAGTTTTAACATGCAGTTTAATTTCGATAAATCTATTAGAGGGGATCTCGATGTCGTAGCTAAAGGTACAGAAAGCCTAATGCGAAACGAGGTGCGTTCTCAACGTCTATTGCAGTTTATGCAGATGACAGGAAACCCAAGCATGGCTCCATTTGTTAAGTATGATTACATACTACGAGAGCTTGCCGCGAGTATGGATCTAGATGAGGACAAGGTTCTTAACGACCCAAGAGAAGCGGCGATCCAAGCTGAGATGATGGCGGCGGTAGCGGCATTGATGCCACAGCAACCACCTCAAGAACAGCAACAAGGGGCACCCAGCCCCGAAGACCCAACCGGTAATGGTGGCGGGAACATAGCACCCGGCAATGCACCAGAGCCCGGCGCTCCCGGATTTACGGGAGAAGGTGGAGGAGCAAATGGTGGAACACCACCCCCAGCACCACCTGAAGGTCAGCCTCAGTAATGGAAAAAGTTTTAGCGAAGAAAATATTACCTCTAGTCAATGACGTAGAGAAGTACCCACTATTACAAGACTATGTAGATAATCGTATCGAGACGATGCGTAATTTTTTAGAGAATACAAAAGAACACGAAAAGATACTGGAAGTACAGGGCGCAATTGCAGAGTTGCGAAGGTTCCAGACACTGCGTGATCAAGCTCTGGAGGGAGCCAAATAATGCATAATTACGAAGAAGATATGATGATGGGCGGATGCGGAGATCCAATGTGCCCCGAGTGTGGCGGTATGATGGTAGGCATGGATGATGTGTCAGGAAACCCAATTCCTCCGGGATCTAACGAGATGAATGTCCGTGATGATATTCCAGCAGTTTTAAGCGACGGTGAGTACGTCGTTCCAGCGGACGTTGTTCGCTATCATGGTTTAAAGACTTTTATGTCGCTACGCGACGAAGCTAAATTTGGCCTAATGGCTATGTACGCCGAGGGTCAGATCCAAGAAATCGAAGAAGAAGAACAAGAGATGATACCTTGTCCTGAGTGTGATGGCGAAGGCTGTGAACACTGTGATGGGCTAGGATACCACTACGCTGATGAAGAAGATTACGAAACAGAAGAAGAAGAGTATGAGACCGAAGAAGGTAACGTAATCGAAGAAGCAAAATCAGAAATAGAAGAAGAAACAATGGAAGTCGAAGAGGATGAAGAAGACTCTTCAGACGGCAAAAATACTTATCGTCCCAGCGTAAAGATCGCTTTGATGAAAAGGTAATTTGCGGCACGGGCTACCCGCATGAACCACTAGCTTCGGCTAGTCTACTTTAACGGCCCCCAACGGAGACTATATGGCTAAGTACAGAAACGCCTATCGGGATGAACCCGAACAGGTGGAAGAAGAAATGGTGCAAGCGGCACCTACAAAAAGCGCACCAACACCCCCAGCAAATGCTGATGAGGAAA